TGTATCACCACTGCATGTCGCGCGGCACTGGCAACCTTAAGGATTAATGCCATGAGCCGAATCGCTCTGAGTTCTGTTGAACGAGCGCAGCGGGAAATTCTGCCGCTCGATCTCGCGCTTTACCATGCTGCTCGGGACTATCCCGGCGGCGCTGCTGCAATTGCCGCCACCACCGGCAGAAACGCCACCACGCTGCAGCACAAGCTGTCGCCGACCCATCCCAGCCACACGGTGAACATTCAGGAGTTCGGCGAGATTCTGGAGCTGACCAAGGACCGCCGCATTCTGGATGCCGTACACGCATTGGTGGGGGATACGACTTGGCAGGAATTGGCCGAGGCATACACCAACGATATGCCTGAAACCCTTACCACTGGCATTGCTGAGTATTTTCGGCAGGTGGCTGATTTGGCGGATACCTGGGCCAAGAGCATTGGCGACGGAGTGGTGACGGACCAAGAGCTGGCCGCAATTCGCCTGCAGGTGTTTCGCGGTATTCAAGGGCTACTGGGGATGTTCAACCGCGCCACTTACGTCAACCAGACGACGCGGGGTGTTGATCGTGGCTGACATTGCAGATTTTGCTAATGACTTGGTGCAGGAGCGTCTCGATCAGGCGTTGGCTGCACGGAACGCCGCCAAACCTGTCTTGGCGGCGCATTCGTTTCTGTTCTGTGAGGACTGCGAAGAGCCTATCCCGGAAAACCGTCGGGTGGCTCAACAGGGGTGTACCCAATGCCTGAACTGTCAGTCCGTCACTGAAGCGCGGGAGGCCCGCTATGCTCGATGAGGTATTGGGTCAATTCTCAGACTATGGCCTTGAGCCGGATCAGCCGCTGATTTTTGGCAAGTTGACCCGCTGCAAAACCACTCAGGACAAGGGCAAGGAAAAAAACGGTTGGTACGTTGTCCACGAGCATCGCACCGAGAAAAATGAAACGCTGATCTTCGGCAGCTTCGGTGACTGGCGTTCGGGCGAATCGCAAAAGATCAAAGTGAAAGCCGGGCGCATGAGTCCGGAAGAACGCGAAGTCATGCGTGCCCGCCAGGAAGAGGCCAAACGTAAGGCAGCAGAGATCGCGGCCAACGCGGCACGGCGAGCGGCCAGCCGTGCAGCCGGCTTGTTCAAACGCATGCCGGAAAAGGGCAAGAGCGCCTACCTGGATCGAAAGCAGATTGTTGGGTTCAACGTTCGCTATGCGCCACGTACCGGCGCATTTTTGGTGCCTATGTGCAACGTGCGGGATCAGATCGTTGGCTTGCAGGTCATTTTCCCAGCAAAGCAAGAAGACACTGGCCGCGACAAAGCCTACTGGCCCTACGGCATGTCGAAAGAGGGCGCTTTCCATTTGATTGGCCCTCACCCGGAACCAGGCGAACCGGTGCTGGTATGTGAGGGATATGCCACGGGCGCCAGCCTGCACATGGCGACATCGCTCACCGTTGCTATCGCCTTTGATGCGGGCAACTTGCTGCCGGTCTCCAAGGCCATGCGCGAGCGATTTCCTGGCTGCCCGCTGATTCTCTGTCGAGATGATGACTGGAAAACTAAGCGTCCGAATAACGAGCCCTGGAACCCGGGTGAGGAAAAGGCCAACAACGCCGCGCTGATCGTCGGCGGCCAGGTGGTCGCGCCAGTCTTTTCAGGTGACCGCGAAATCAAGTGGACCGACTTCAACGACCTGCATATTGCCGAAGGCTTGGAGGCTGTCCGTCGCCAAGTATTGGCGGTGGTCAAACCTCCTGCAGCGGGTGGCTGGAAAGATCAATTGGCTCGCACTGAAAACGGCTCCCTGATCGCGCATATGCAGAACGTCGAGCTGATCTTGGGCAACGACGAACGCTGGGCCGGTGTCATCGGTTATAGCGTGTTCAGCTCCAAAATCGTCAAGCTGCGGTCCGCCCCTTTTGGTGGGGGCGCTGGCGACTGGGCTGATATTGATGACATGCGGGTGATGAAGTGGCTCGCGCAGCAATACAACCTGCGGGTCAAAGCGTCCCATGTGATCGAGGCGGTCAGTGTGGTTGCTCACGACCATGCTTTTCACCCGGTGCGTGAATACCTGGAGAAGCTCGAATGGGATCGCGTACCTCGACTGGAATCCTGGTTGACCGATGTACTGGGGGTTCGGGCCAGCGAGTACTCGGCCAAAGTAGGTAAGCGCTGGCCGATCTCGGCGGTGGCTCGGGTGATGCGCCCTGGTTGCAAGGCTGACTCGGTGATGATCCTCGAAGGTGGACAGGGTGAGGGTAAATCCACCGCGATGGGTATTCTCGGTGGCGAGTGGTTTATGGACACGCCTTTTGCCCTCGGCGACAAGGACAGCTTCCAGGCGATTCGTGGAAAGTGGATCGTCGAACTGGGGGAGCTGGACAGCTTCAACAAGGCTGAAAGCACCAAGGCCAAGCAGTTCTTCTCCGCGTCTACTGACACTTACCGTGAGAGCTACGGCCGCAGAACGAATGACGTGCCACGCCAGTGTGTGTTCGTGGGTACCACCAACCAAGAGGAATACCTCAAGGACGCCACGGGTAACCGGCGTTATTGGCCGGTGTTCTGCAACAAGGTCGACTTGGAACAGTTGCGTGAGATCCGTGACCAGCTGTGGGCAGAGGCGGTGTTCTGCTTTGAGGCTGGCGATATCTGGTGGGTGACGAAGGACGAATCCTGGATGTTCGCCGAGGCACAGGATGAGCGGTTTGTTGTGGATGAGTGGGAAGGGCCGATCCTGACCTGGCTGGAGGAGTCGCAGATCGGCGAAACCGCCACCGGCAACGAGATCCTGACGCAGGCACTCAAGTTGGACGTCGGCCATTGGGGTAAGCCGGAGCAGATGCGGGTCGGCGCGATCATGCACCGACTGGGCTGGCGAAAGAAGCGTATGCCGGCCTTGGCAAAGAGCGGCATCCGGCAGTGGGCCTATCAGAAGCCAGTGACTTGGGGACGTGCGTCTGTATTGCAGCCGACCCAGGTAGAGGAGCCGTGCTTTGATTAAACGAATTGATGAGATGCTCAAGCTCTGGGCGCAGGATTTGCATTCGCCGATGACTGAAACCTACAGCGGATCGAATGGCGGCAACATGATCGCGATGTTGATGGAGTGCAAAGGCGAGTTGATACGTGGGACTCGCGGCAGTCGGGTGCTATTGGATGAATCGGCGGATATCGAACTGATCGTGAACAAGCATCTGCCGGCGCAGCTGTCGGTGGTGGTATGGGAGCATTACTGCAACCACGAAAGCTTCCTGTCACAGAAGTACACCCACTGCGGTTGCAGCCGCGATACCTACTACCAACGTCTGCACGAAGCACACCTGTACATTGCTGGCATGTTGATGGGAAAAGCTGCGTGACCCCTGGTATCACTCCGCGTATTCCAGTCCTACTGTCCGGCCTTGTCCGACTGCCATTTAGAGCAGTCGGACAAGCGCAGGCCGCGCCGTTGCTGGGCTGTCCTACTGTCCAACCTTTGCCCGCCCCATGCACCCGTAAGCATAGCGAGCGCGTAGTCGCGCCCATGGCGCGCATGCGTGCTTTTAGTTTTCTCTCTATACACAAGAGAAAGTTAAATAAGGTAGGACAGTAGGGCAGAGCCCCGAATTTAGGCGCCTGTAGCTGTCCTACTTCGACTCTGCATGGTGGGACAGGTAGGACGGGGCACCATAAGCGATAGCCGATTGAATGCGTTGTACCTGCGTTGCACCTGTGTCACACCCACGTTGCACCCGTATTGCTCCATGGCATTAAAACTGGCTTGCTGCCACCGGAATCCACCTGTAAAAAGTACCCATCTTCGATAGGTGCGACCGCAGAGAGCGGCAGGCACCACACACCAAACCCGGCCATCGCGCCGGGTTTTTGCGTTTATGGAGTAGGGCGATGACGAACGAGCAACAAGCACTGGCAGAGATGCCGATCTGGTTAGTGATCGTCCTGGCTCTGGTCGGCGGTGTTTCCGGTGAGATGTGGCGAGCCGACAAGGACGGAGCGCGGGGCTGGGCATTGTTGCGGCGCTTGGCGCTGCGATCCGGTGCCTGCATCGTCTGCGGCGTGTCGGCGATGATGCTGATGATCGCCGCCGGCATGTCGATCTGGACGGCGGGCGCATTGGGTTGCCTGACGGCGATGGCCGGCGCCGATGTCGCCATCGGACTTTACGAACGCTGGGCTGCCAAGCGGCTGGGCGTCTGCGAAGTGCCACCTACCAGTGGCGAGCAGGGGTGATGAATCGCCCCGGGGCGCCGAAAACTGCCGGGGACCCTGGAGTTATCCGAGGGGTACGGGGTCGGAAACCCGCGGCTTTTCGTTAGTGGCTGAGTTTCAAAGTTAGTTGACCTCAGTTGACTGGTTGACCAGTTGACCGGGCTTGGAGATAGGAGGCTACATGGCTTTTTTGACACGTAAGGAATACGGCGAGCTGAAGGGCTGGTCCAAGCAGCACATCAGTAAGCTGATACTCAATAATCGGTTGGTGTTGGATGAAGCAGGGTTGATCGATGTTGATGCCAGCGAGCAATTTCTGGCCATGACGCGTGATCCAAGCAAGGTCGGCGTGACGGCCCGTCATGCTCAGAACAAGCAGCGTACTGCGGTCCCACACCCTGTTCCTGTCCAGCAACCTGTTGCCATTGCGCAGCCGGCCATTCCTGATTATCAACGCTCTCGTGCGCGGCGCGAACATGCTCAGGCAGAGCAGATTGAAAGCCAGGTACGTAAAGAAAATGGCTCTTTAGTTGAGGCTGACGTCGTCGACAAAGCCGCCTTCGAAGCCGGGCGCATGTTGCGTGATTTGCTCCTCGGCATGCCGCCGCAGATTGCTCCGGAACTGGTCGCGATGACCGATTCTTGGGACATCGAGAAACACCTGACGGCAGCAATTCGCAGAACACTCGAAGATGCTGAGCGCATGTCTGCCAGCGATCTTTCCCGAGCATTAACCACCAAGAGCTGACCCCTATGCATTTCCCATACGCAGACGGAGCAGAGGTCTACCGTGTGGCGTACTTGCGTGGCTTACGCCCTGATCCAGATCTTTGGGTCGATGAATGGGCGGATGAATACATGCGAATTCCACGCAGTGTGGGTGCCGCTGAGCCAGGCCAATATCGGACATCCCGCACGCCCTATGCCCGTGAACCCATGCGCTGCTTGTCTCCGGCTCACCCGTGCAAACGCGTGGTTACCATGGTGGCTTCGCAACTCATGAAAACCCAGATCGCCCTGAACTGGATCGGCGCGTTAATTCACATGTCGCCCTCAAACATTCTGACGCTACTACCCACGCTTAAACTCGCTTCACGGGTTTCGTCGCGGATCAGTAAAACGATTGATGCGACGCCCGTATTGCGTGAACGAGTGGCTGCACCACGCTCGCGTGATGCGAAGAACACCCAGGACACTAAAGAGTTTGAAGGCGGTACGCTTTACGCGGTGACGGCGGGTTCCGCGGCCAACCTGGCGGAGCTGGCGGCGCGTTTTATTTATGGTGATGAGATCGACCGCTGGGAGGTCGATGTGGGCAACGAAGGTGACCCGGTCAAGCTGGCCGAGATCCGGGGCAGTACCTTTGGCAGAAAGGCCAAGTTTTACTTTTCCAGCTCACCGACCCTTAAGGGGGCCTCACGTATTGCTGATCTGTTTGCCATGAGCGATCAACGTTACTACTACGTTCCGTGTCCTCATTGTCAGCATATGCAAGTACTGGAGTGGGAAAACCTCAAGTACACCGAGGATTACAGCCGGATTGAGTACCTCTGCAGCGGCCCTGAATGTGGTGCGATGATTGAAGAACATCACAAGGGTGAAATGCTGGCTCGCGGCGAGTGGCGTTCCCATGCTGAAGGGGATGGTGAAACCGTAGGCTTTCATCTCAATGCACTGTACGCACCGTTGGGCTGGACCAGTTGGTTGTCGATGGCCAAGGATTACGACGAAGCCGTTATCAAACAGGCCAGCGGTGACCTTGAAGCGATGCAGGTGTTTTTTAACACACGTTTGGCGAAGGTTTGGGACAGCACTCAGGAACAGACCAAGGCCAGCGTACTGCAGGCGCGTGCATTGCAAGAAGACTACGTGTTGGGCTCTGTTCCGAACGGTGCCCTGATGCTCACGGCTTCTGTAGACGTTCAAGCCAATCGGCTTGAGTTTATGGTCATGGGCTGGGGCGTCGGGATGGAGCGATGGGTCATCGATCACCAGGTGATTATGGGCAACCCTTCGGATGAGCAAACATGGTCGGCGCTGGATGAAAAGCTGAAGGCTCGCTATTGGCATCCCTGTGGCGTTGGATTGACGATTCTGGCAACGGCCATCGATACGGGTGGTCATCACACCAATGATGTCTATCAGTTCTGCCGCGTCCGTCGGTGGCGCAATGTGTTCGCTATCAAAGGCGCAAGTAAACCGGGGAAACCCCCGATTGCTCAGCGGCCTTCGATGGTCGACGTGACATGGCGAGGCCAGACCGAACGCAACGGGGCAGAGTTGTGGTTCGTTGGTACCGACACGGCGAAGGACTGGATCTACAACCGTTATCCATTTGAGTCAGGGCCGGGGGCGTTACATTTTGCCAAAGATCTACCGGACGACTTTTTTGCCCAATGCGTGGCTGAGCGCCGCATCACACGTTACGTAAAAAACAAGCCAGTGACCGAATGGATTAAGGGCAAGTCCGAGCGCAATGAGGCATTAGACCTGATGGTCTATTGCCTTGCGATGGCGCATTACCTGGGGCTGGATCGGTACAAGGAACGTGATTGGGATCGTGTCGCTCAGGCGCTTGCCCAGTCTGAATTGTTTGTCGAAAAATCGACCGTCAGTACTCCGATCGCAGTTCAGATATCCACTGATAGATTTCCTGCACATGAGTCAACTCTGCCACCTGTCGCTCCTGTCGCCCAACCGCGACATGCTGTACCACCACCTCAACGCCGCAGCTCCACCAGCGGTTACCTGAAGAGACGCTGATATGTCATTTACCCAGAAGCACCTCGACGCGGTTGAGGCGGCCATCGCTCGCGGTGAAAAAACCGTGCGTTACACCGACCGCACCGTGGAGTACCGCACGGTCGATGAGCTGCTCAAGGCTCGCGAAGAGATTCGTTCGTCGCTGGTCAACGCTGCCGGACCACGTTCGCGTGCGGTTCGTCTGTACCACGGAGGCAAGGGACTCTAATGGCTCGCTATCCGACGCTGACCCGTAACGGATTCGTGTTGCCGTCGAACATCAAGGCCAGCTACGAAGGCGCCGGGGAGGGCCGCCGTTCCACTGGCTGGGATGCTCCCGACAACGGGATCAACAGTATCAACACCCCGGCACTGCGCAACTTGCGATCGCGCTCACGGGCAGCGGTTCGCAATGATCCGTATGCCTACAACGTGATCGACAAGCGCGTCAGCAACTTGATCGGTACCGGCATCACGCCGAGGCCGAAAACCGACGATGACGAACTGCGCGCGTTGCTGCAGGAGCTATGGGAGGATTGGGTTGATGAGTCGGACGCAGATGAGCGTACCGACTTCTACGGCCAGCAGGCGTTGGCCGCCCGCACGGTGGAAACCTCTGGTGAATGCTTTGTGCGTTTGCGACCACGCAGTTTGAGCGAAGGCCTCGCGGTTCCGCTGCAGCTGCAGATCCTGGCGCCGGAGTTTGTGCCGCACGACAAGTTCGAGACCACCAAAACCGGCAACATCATTCGCGCAGGCATCGAGTTCACACCCGGTGGCAAACGGGTGGCGTACTGGATGTACCTGTCGCACCCACGCGATGCGTCGTCGCTGAACGCCGGTTACAACCAGTTGGTGCGGGTGCCGGCCGCCCAGGTGCTGCACATCTTCGAGCCGGTCGAACCGGGTCAACTGCGTGGGGTGCCGCGACTATCGCCAGTGCTCAAGCGCCTGCGCAGTCTCGACAATTACGATGATGCGGTGTTGTTTCGCCAGGAAGTGGCCAACCTGTTTGCCGGGTTCATCAGTCGACCGGTGCCAGATTCCGGACCGGTGCCAAGGGATCCAGTTACCGGCCAGCCGTTAAGTCTGGATCGTGACGGCTTTACCCCGATGGTCGCGCTGGAGCCCGGCACCATGCAGGAGCTGGGGCCGGGCGAAGAGGTGGAGTTCTCCAAGCCGCCGGACGCCGGTAACAACTACCCAGACTTCATGCGGCAGCAGCTGATGGCTGCGGCAGCGGGCACGGGTACGCCGTACGAAATCCTCACCGGCGACATGCGTGAGGTCAACGACCGGGCGCTGCGAGTGGTGCTCAACGAGTTTCGACGCCGTCTGGAACAGCTGCAATTCAGCGTGTACATCCATCAGCTCTGCCGTCCGGTTCGGGCGGCCTGGATGGACATGGCCGTGCTGTCGGGTGTCCTGGTGCTGGACAACTATGCACAACGCCGCCGCGAATACCTGCGTACCCGCTGGGTGCCACAAGGTTGGGCCTATATCCAACCCGTCCAGGATGTTCAGGCGCGGCGGATGGAAGTGCAGGCGGGCTTCGCCTCGCGCAGCGAGATGGTCCTGCGCACCGGTTACGACGCGGAAACGGTCGATGCAGAGAACGCCGCCGATCTGGCCCGGGCCACCGCCCTTGGCCTCAATTACAACACTCTCGACGCCGTCGTCACCAACGACGACAAGGAGCAACCATGAGCAAAAAAGCGCGACCGCGCATTTACAACCGGGCCGGTAAGCAGGTCCTGGTGCAGGACAAAACCTGGTACGCCGTGCAGGCCAGTGGTGAAGCCGCTGAGCGGGTCATTGAAGTATTCGTTTATGGCGAGATCGGCGGCTGGGGCATCACCGCCAATCAGTTCGTGCAAGATTTGCGCGCGATGGACGACGGCGTCTCGCCGGTGATCGCGGCGTTCAACAGCGTCGGTGGTGATTTGTTTGATGGGTTGGCGATGCACAACGCGCTGTCGCGTTTGGGCGAACGTTGCACCGGCCGCATCGATGCGCTGGCCGCCAGTGCCGCCAGTGTGGCGGTATGCGGAGCGCACCGGGTAGTGATCGCCTCCAACGCGATGTTGATGATCCATAACCCTTGGACTTATGCGGCCGGGGATGCTGAAGACTTCCGAAAGGTAGCCGATGTTCTTGATCAGACGATGGAAGCGATCATCGCGGCTTACAAGGCCAAGGCGCCCGACATCGATGAGGACGAGCTGCGACGGCTGGTCGCCGCTGAAACCTGGCTGACGGCCAATGAAGCCGTGGCCTTGGGGCTGGCCGATGAAATCGGCGACGGGGTCACAGTTAAGGCCTGCTTGGGGCAGGGTGGAGTGTTGCAGCGTTACCAGCATGCACCAGCCGAACTGCTGGCCCAACTCGACGAGCCACCAGAGTCGGATCCTGAGTTGGATCCGGTCGATCCACCACTGGTGCCACCCGTAGTCGACTCGGCCAAGTTGGCATTGATGATCACTCAGCGCTGCGCGGCGGCGGGCATCAGCAACCTGGTGGCGCCGCTGCTCAGCTCGACCCAACTCGAAAGCGAAGAGATCGTCCTGGCCGGCCTGGCCCGAGCCAAGGCGGTGAATGACCTTTGCGTGGCGGCCCGGTTGCCGGAGTTCAGTGCCGAGTACGTGTCAGCGGGACTGGATGCTGCAGCGGTCCGGGCGCGTCTGTTCGACAAGATTGTCACCAGTGGCAAGGGCTTTGAAATCGATAACAGCCTGCCGCTGGACAATGATCCGGCACCCAAGGTGCTGGCCAAACAACCTGATCCCACCTCGATCTGGGCTTCGCGACAAGCGGCTCAATCTGGAACCGCGCGCGGCGCGAAAGGAGCAAGACCATGACCATCAAAAAAGAGCCGATCCACGCCGGTGAATTTCTCCTGTCCGAGGGCGTCGGAAACATCTCGCGAGAAACGATCAACGTTGCAGCTGGCCCCGCGCTGAATCCGGGTCAGGTTCTCGGTCTCGTGACGGCCACGGGCGAATTCGCGCCGTATGACTCTGCCGCCACAGACGGTACCGAGGCGGCCGTGGCGATCCTCTATGGACCCCTTGGAGAGTCGGACATCGTGCGCCGTGGGCGCGCCGTGGTGCGCTTGGCTGAAGTCAGCGAAGTGCATTTGACCGGGCTTGATCCTGTAGCGGAAAAGGCTTTGGCCAGCCATTTCCTGATTGTCCGCTAAGGCTATCCCTTACGTTTACCCGACCCGCCCTGAGCGGGTTTTTTCATTTCTGGAGAGTACCCATGGCCGAGATCGCCATTTTTGACGACGAAGCGTTTACCGTTACCGCGTTGACTGCTGCACTCAACGATCAACCTTACCTGCCGGGCCGTATCAGCGCCCTGGGCCTGTTTCGCGAGGAAGGCATCACCACCCTGACCGTGCAGATCGAAAAGGACGGCGATACCCTGGCCCTGGTGCCAGCCGGTGAACGGGGTGGCTCTGGTCTGGTGGTCGCGGCCAGCAAGCGCAACCTGATCCCGTTCAACACCGTGCACCTGCCGGAGCGCTTTACCATCAAGGCCGACGAGATCCAGGGCATTCGTGCCTTCGGTACTCGAACCGAATTGCAGGCGGTGCAGGACGTGGTCAATACCCGCCTGGCCAAAGCGCGCCGTCAGTTGGACGCGACCCATGAGTTCCAACGTATGGGCGCGCTCAATGGCCTGATCCTCGATGCCGATGGTTCGACGGTGCTGCTGGACCTGTATGACCGCTTCGGTGTGCAGCGTCAGCACCTGCCCATGGGCCTGGCCGATTCGAGCACGGAGCTGCGGGTTAAATGTGGCGAAGCGCTGGACATGCAAGAAGATGCCCTTGGCAGCGTGACCAGCACCAGTTCCCGCGCTTTCTGCGGCAAGAACTTCTGGAACAAGCTGATCGTTCACAAGTCGGTCAAGGAGACCTATCTCAACAGTCAGCAGGCGGCGGCTTTGCGGGGCGACGCCCGGGAAAGCTTCGAGTTCGGCGGCATCATCTGGGAACGCTACCGTGGCAAAGTCGCCGGAGTATCGTTCGTTCATGACGACAAGGCGTTGCTGGTTCCAGAGGGCGTGCCGGATCTGTACATCTCGGCGTTTGCTCCTGCCGACTACATGGAGACGGTCAACACCCAGGGCATTCCGTACTACAGCAAGATTGAGCCGATGCAGTTCGGTAAGGGTATGGCCGGTGAAGCCCAGTCCAACCCTCTGCACCTGTGCACCCGACCTCGCGCACAGATCCTGCTGGAGCTCTGACCATGGGCTTTCGCGATCTGATCGCCGAAGTCGACGCCGTGGTATTCGAAACGCTAGGCGACAGCGCGCGTATCGAGGGTCGCGACGAGCCGGTCTTGGGCATGTTCGCGGCGCCCTGGCTGCAACCGAAGTTCGGCAAGCTGAACACTGGGCTGCGCGAGCCTCGGTTCGAGATTCGCGTTAGCGATTCGCAGGGGCTGCAGCAGGGGTTGCGGGTCAGCATCGATCTACCCGCATTGGATGGCGGCGGTGACTACGACCTGCTGCAGCTGGAGCCGAGTGGCGACGGCCTCGTCGCCTTGATTCTGAGGATGCGCGCATGAGTGTCGGCAGCTACTTCAAACCCTCGGCCGGTGGCGGGATGCTGTCCATCCAGGCCTCGGCGGCGGACCTGCAAGCGTTCGAGAACTTCGCCCAGTTGGTGCCCAAGGCGGCCGCCGCTGCCCAACGTCGAGCGATCAACAAGACGCTGGGTTGGCTGCGTACGCACATTGCCCGAGCGGTCAGCCGGCAGGAACGTATCGCCGTTGTGGCGGTACGACAGCGGTTGCGCGCCTATCCGGTCACCGGCGGGGCTACCAGTGGCAAATTGTGGTTCGGTTTGAACGCCATCGAGTCCAGTCGCACCGGCCGGGCACGACAGACCGGCAGCGGTGTATCGGTGGCTGGGCGCCGGTACCAGGGCGCCTTTCTCAAGACGGTCTATGGCAACAAACCTGACATCTGGATCCGCACCGCCAGTAAGCATTTCAACGCCGACGACTATCCCGACAGTACGGTGTCTGGAGGCGGTGGCGCCAGTTCGGGGTGGGTTGCGGAACACGGCAATCGTTTTCCGCTGGCCAAAGCCAAGGTGTCACTGGAGCAAGCCCGTCCGCATTTCGATGCCTGGGTTAAACGTGCACATGCGCGCTTGCTGGAGATCCTGCAGCAGGAATTTAACTTTGAGCTGCAGAAGTACCTGAAGGGGACGGCCAATGGCTGACGAGCCTTTTACGCTTGACCAGCTCTACCTGGCGATGGAACAACGGTTGTTGGCTCATCTGCCGGGT